CTTCAAAATAGTGGATTCAATAAGAGAATAAATATTCAAGCCAGTAATGAAGTTCTCACGCAGTTGAGCCAACATATGTTGTGTAGCAGCACTTACATGAACTTCGTATGTGCTATCATCACAATCGTGAATTGCTGTATTAGCGATAGCAGTTTCTACAGCTTGTTTACCAGGATTTTGTTCAATTTGATCAATCATTTCAGTTTCCTTTTTAACGAATAATTTCAACACCTCTATTGAGGTTGTTAGGTGGTAAAACGATATTGTCTTCTGATAATACACAGAAAGACACATCATTTAAAACGGAATACTCCATAAAATTGTGAGATACAATAAATATTTGGTCTTCAATAAATTCTTCAGATAATTTTTCAATTAGCTTTAAAGCATTCTCTCTATGTTTAGCATCAAATGTCCTACCAAACTCATCTAAGAATATCGGATAACCTGATAAACCTAATGCTTTCATGGCAATCATTTTAAATGCTAAATCAATAATCTCTAAAATACCATCACTACCTAAAGAAATATCTGCTTTTGGTTTTTCACTCAAACCCACAGTCATTGGAAAACGATAAGATAACTCATCATTACTTTCACCATCTGTCATTTTAGCAGGATGGATAATAAGAGGATAAGACCAAATAGATTGAATAAAACCATTCATTCTAGCTAAGAATATCTTAATGTAACCTAATAGACCCTCTGCAATTAAACCATCTTGTGGATTTAATGTATCCACAATAGCAGACCACGATTCAATCTCTTGTTTAATATCTTCGATTTGTTTATTTACCATCTCGATATTCTTTTCACGAGTGATGATTTCAATTTGCTTTTTAGTCAGTATAGCTACTTGATTTCTTTCTTCTGCAATTAAACCAGATACCAAAGTATAAATATCGTATTCAGCTAATTTCATTTGGATATCGTCAATATCATCTAATGCTGTTTGAAGAGAGTCTTTAGCTTCTTCAAATTCATTATAGTAACGAAGAATATCTTCGATAGATTCCAAATGGATAATAATACTTTGTTTCTTTCTTCTCACTTCTTCTAATTGAGATGACATCTTATTCAATTGTTCAGTTAAAAGATAATGTTCTTTTTCATCTACTTGATTTGCATTATCAATAATCTGTTGATAAGAACGAATCTCTTGGTTAAGTTTATCGACTTCAGATGACAAGACTACAAAGTCTTTATAGTTATTATAAAGCTCAGTTGCTTTGTATACTTTACCTAGATAAAGTTTATTACGAATAACATCAACACACCATTGGTTTAACACATTAGATTGATTTCGACAATATTGACTAAAGTCCTTTAAGATAGTATACTTCGTATTTTTATCTACATATTGTTCTTCCAAATCCTTAATAAGGGATGTAATCTTATCAAGGTTATCTTGAACTTCTTCTCGTTTTTTCAAATACAAATCGTATTTCTCTTTATCAAACCCAGGATGAAATTCATGTGAACAATTTGGACAAAGGATTTTAATCTCTTTCTCTTTTTGTTCTAAGTGCTTAATTCTTTCATCGATTCGGTTATATAAAACAGTAAGACTAGATTGCTCTTTCTTAACTGATTCTATCTTATCAACTAATTCACTAATAGAATCACGAGTAATATCTTCATCACCGAATAAACTTAAACGATGAAGTAATTCTAGTACATCTGGATTACCTTGTACCAATACTTCTTTTTGTAAATGTAAATCAGTAATCGGATATTCACACGGAATCGATTCAATTTGCTTTTCTAACTCGTTTTTCTTTTGCGTCAATTCTTCAATCTTAATACGAGTAGACTCTAATTCAGAATGAGAAGTAATCTTTACCTGACTAATCTTATTTTCCATTTGACTGTATTCTTTAATCAAATGACTGTATAATAATTCAGTGGCTTCTAATTCTTTTTCTAAAGAAAGTTTACGCTGAATAATCTCTTCTTTATACTCTGGTGTTAATTCCTTATTAGAGATATCTGTAATAGATTTTACCAGTCTTCTGTTTAATGGCTCTACCTTATTAACTAAAGAAGATAAGTTATTTTCCAAATCAATATTGTAATTAGGATTAGCAAAAGCATCCTTATAACCAATAATCTTATTGAGTTCTTCAATCTTAAGATTGTGTTCGTTAATAGAAGCATTAATGTTTGCTAATTCATTTTCTTCCACATTAGTAGAAGTTAATTGAATCTGGTGTTGAGTCATTTTCTTCAAAGCACCAGTAGCATCACGTAGCTTATCTTTTGCTTTATTGAATGTATTAATGGCAAATGTGTAATCAGAATCACACAACATAGTAAACCATTCTTTTCTCTTTACAGGAGACATTTGCGTAAACTTCTCTTTACCTGTTAAGAGTAAATGGATTTTATCGGTATAGTTAAAGTAATCTTTAATCAGTTGTTTCTGCATAGTCGCAGTACCACCGATATTCAATTCTTCATTTAATCCTTCATCTACGAATGAGTGTTTGTTAATACTAAAATCAGAAGTCAAACAATAAATACGATTATTGTGTTCTACCCTAATCTTCTTATACCCGTCTTTACTAAAGTCACTCTTATCAGCTAACATTGGACTTAGGTAATGTAATAGACTAGACTTACCACTACCATTACTACCAATAACAGCCATGATACTGGTTTCAGGAGTAATGGTAATCTTTTTAATACCACTTAATTCTAATCGAATAGCACCTTTTAATTCTAGCGATAATATTTTCACGGTTATTATCCTTTTAATAAGACATAATTGTTCAAAAATATGAAAGGTTACAATATATTAATAAAAGGAAAGTATAATGGATAACTTAAATAACCTTGTACCATACTCAAGGGGTATAGCAGCCATTAACTTAGAGATAAATACAGACATATTGACTGTATGGCCTAAGAGCGTGCTACCTATGGTAGATGGTGAATTACACGATGTTATAGAAGAATATACGTCAGAGTATACCGATAGCTATGGTAATAAGATATCTGTTGGTGTACGTACCAGTAATACCATTGTTGCTAAGTGGTTATGTCGTGACCCAAACATGATGGTACCACCTAATATTAGACGTGGTGCAGAAGTACAAATATACCGTGAAGCCAATACAGATTACTTCTATTGGGAAACTGTTTCTAATTCTAAAAACTATCAGAAGTTAGAAACCAGAATTATGGGCTTCTCTAATACTCAAAATGAGAACGAGAAACCTACTCCAGAGAATACATGGACACAAGGTATCTCTACCCATGAGAAGAAAGTCAATGTATTACATACGACTAAATCAGATGGTGAAAAATGGGCTTATGATGTCAATGTAGATGTTAAACAAGGTTTAGTTAACATTATGGATGACATTGGTAATCTGATTAAGATAGATTCAGGAAATGGTATTATTCGATTACAGACAGCACAAGGTGCTTATATCGAAATCAATAAACGTGATATTACCATTAGCTGTGATAATTTAACCTCTAATGTATCTCAAGTGACACAAGTCAACACAATGCAAATGCAGAATAATGCTACTGCTAATATTGCTACAGTGACACCAATTCAAACCCATACTGGTAACTTAACGGTAGCAGGTGGTATCAGTGCAGGGCCTGGGGGTGACGGCAGCGGCTTTGAAATGCGTGGTGATATTAGACATATTGGTACGATGACTACCGAAGGCGACCACATTATTGATGGTAAATCCTTTAATGGTCACCGACACAGCGAAACACAATCTGTTACTTCTCCTCCAATTGGATAAACATAATAACTATATTACACTAAGCACCANTAATTATTAAGCTGTAATATTCTTTAGTTCTAAACGATTTTCAATCATCTTCTTGATATCTATAACCATATCAGCATGATTATAAATAAGCCAGTTAGGAGTTCTACTGATTATCTTAGAAACAATCTCTTCTTCAGCTTCTTTTGTCAATACGACACGATTTTCTGAATTCAATTCTGATTTGACAATCTGTAGTTCCACACCATTCCAGAAGACTTGAGCTAAGCTCATCCCAGCACCACACGCGTAATCGTTATTACATACTGTTAAGAGCTTATTGACTTTATGATAAATTCTAATATCCAAAGTCTTGACATTAAACAGTTTCGTATAAAGAGATGTAATAAACAAAGTTCTAATTAAACGCTCTGGGAGTAAAATTTTTAGAAGTTTATAGATTATACTCATCATGGTAGGCTATCCTGTTAATCAAGTAGAATTTGAGATACCCCTATGCCTTCCCAAATTCCATAGTTTTTAATTGTAAGTTTTTCCTCACTTAACTTTTCATGTAAAGTTACCAGAAAAGCAAAACGATACAAAGCACACGAAGTATGCCATACCAAAAGTTTTACAGACGGATATTCTTGTTCAAAATATTTCATCTGATTTCTACGTGGCATGTCAATACCACAGGTTAAAATAATATTCTTAACTTGCTTTTCTTTCACAAATTCATCACCACCAAATTCAATAGGAATTTTAATGGACTTCATTGTGTTAGTGTGCTCTTTAAGTAACGCTTTACCTACTGCCGTTTTAATATTATTTCCCTGTAAATCTTCAACGACTTCCATTTCTTTAGTAGAGTAGAATACATCGGTTAAATCTATTGCTTTAACTAAATGACTATTGTCTTTATACAAATCTAATACATTCTGTAAAGCAGAAATATTATCAATGTTCTTCATCCCTAAGTAAACTGGATCGTTCACATATGTCAGTGTACTACCATCTACTGTTTCTAGATTAGGAACACCTTGTGGTCGAGAGATAAAGATATTACCGTATTTTGCTAATTTACGGTAAGTCTTAGTATTAGCAATATTGTCTAACATCAGACAATACATTAGGTTGTTATAACCATAATGTTGATTTAACCATTTATTTTGTTCTTCCTCTACCATTTCGATGACAGGATTTCTATCTTTCATGTAGATAATACCAATTTGTGCGTCAGGGATTTGTTTACCAATATAGATATCTTCAACCTGATATCCTGGATTGCCGACATAGAAAAGATTTTTATCAGTCCTACCACCGAAACTAAAATAAAGTCGCTTATTAACCAATAGAGGATGTATCGGTTCTGGTTTTTTATCTATTTTTAATTCCTCTATTGTGACCTCACGATATACTTCGTCTAAAGTATCTGGAAAGTAAAGTTTGTTATTGGATAATGAAGCACCAATACTGGCACAGTTATCTGCAAACATATTGCTGATGTTTGAAATGGTACGACTATCTTTGATGTTATCCCCATGGCCTTTAATCCACTTAATAGAATAAGGGATTTTATTAGCACGCAGAATATTTCTTTCTTTGTAGATTTCTTCCCATATTTCTTTATTGTTAATGGGCTTACCAGAACCGGTAATGAAATCAGTAGACTTCCATTTATCTAACCAACCCATACCTTTAATAATGTATTCAGAGTCAGTAAAGATAATACAAACATCAGGATGTTCTTGATTAATTGTTTTTAGTGCTTGTTGGAAAGCAAGTAACTCACCAACATTATTACTACCAATAGTACCTGTACCCTTACACCACTCTACCATATTGGTAATTTTAACATCGTAGAATGATTCATCATCGAGTACAGATTTAACAAACTCGTCTAGATTTCCAACATTAGGATATTCTTTTACTTTCTGCATTTTAATATCAGTAAAGCCCTTACTAGTAGGTCGAATACCTTTAATTGGAAATACCTTTTCAGCTTCTTCATTAGAGAAAGTATAATAATAAAGACCCGACCCTACTGGGCCTGGGTTTCTTTTAAAGTTACCGCCATCGCAGTAAATAATAAGTCCTTTACCAGTATAAGACATAACGTTTAGTTCCTATAGTTAAAGTGAATTGAGAGTATTGAGAGATTACTTTTTTCATAGAAACCAAACATCTGTTTTTATTTACATTGTGCCAGGCAATGGCGGTGGCTTATATTTTCGGTCAATGTGCTTAACTACAATATCATGCAATTTTCTATTTTCTGCTTCTAATTGCACGTTTTCTTTTTTCAATTTTTCGTACTTAACATTCACATCATTGAACGCATCGTAGTAAACAAGCAATCTTTGAGTGACCAGGTAATTATAAAATAAAGAGAAGCATACTACAATTACTAATAGTATACGAAATTTATGATGTTGATAAGCTTTACCTGGTCTTACATCCTTACCGATGATAAGCTCCCAGATAAAGCCAAAAATTATTTTCCACATTATGTTATTCTCCTATAGTTATTCATTGTATATTAGTATATTTAAGGACAAAAAATGAGTAAATCTATTAAAGCATTTGCACAACACGATTTCTTCGTGACAAACACCAGAATGGAAGAACATCGTTTTGGTGAACTATCTACAGACTCTCGTACTTACGAGAAAGATATTGCATTATATACCCACAATACAGATAAGTCAATCACTTTAGCACTATTTCGTTCTACTGACAACAATAGACGTGTAGAAATTGCAGCTAATGATTTGAATCTGACTTTAGATATTGTTAAACATATCTACGATTATGTATTGCGTTCAGCTCGTGAAATTTACGTAGATGAATTAAAACGTAATCTATTAGATACTTTCCGTACACGTGCCCAAATGTTCCAATTAGGTAATGTTGTTACTGACGGTAACTACTATTGTGTTCAATGGGTGTCCTGGAAAGACAACAATGATAATGAATTCCACGTATGGTTTAGCGATAAATCATTTAAATCAGAATACGATGATTACGAGATTGAGATTGTACCCCCAGTAGATGCAATGGATGTATTCTTTACCACACGTACTCAAGTAGAAGCTGAATTAGCTAAAACACCTGTTAACCTACTGACTAAGAAAGCCAATGCTAAGAAAGGCTCTTCTCCAGTTACAGTATTTAGATTAGATATTTTTAAATGGCATAACCCAGTTAATCATCAAGCAGAATTAGATACCAACTGGTATGTATTGATTTGGGGTGATGCAGGTGATAATATTGACTCTGTACGTGAGAAGATTCAGGATACTATTTTAGCAAATTCTTCACACAGTCGTGATGAGTGGAAAGAAGTATTCCCAGAAATCTTTAAACGTAATGAATTCATTATTGTACCACAATGGGATGTATTTAGTAATGAGAATAAAGTAAAAGAGAAAGCCTCTTTATATTCTCCAGCAATGAATTATAAAGAAGCATTTACTAAGTACGGCAAACCATTCATGAATGAAATGCCAGATGCACATATCCAAGATAACTTACAAGTTACTTCGATGTATTATCGTTCTATTACTTCCAGTGTTTGTGGTTCTCCAGAAAACCGAGACAATAAATTTAAAATCAGAGAAATGTTCCCTGACTTTATTGACGTGCCTTCTACCTCTACTGACTTTAACTATCAATCTACCCGTACACAAAACTGGTCTTTGAAGTTACAAGACATGATGGCAGTTGCTGAAGAAATGACACCTACTTCCACATTACCTCGTGAACGTTTAACACTACCAGGAGGTGAAATTATCAATGGTGATAAGATTTATACTCGTGTTACCCGTAATGGTAAGTTATTCTTAGTCATGAATTTTGAAGGCTTCCACTACTTAGTAGCTGCTAAGTATAACTTTAATAAGAAATAAGGAACAGATGAATGTCTTCTTTAAATAACCCAACAGTAGGGTCAAAAGGATTATGGGAACTTAAAGCCCCATTTAATTCTTTGTTACCTGTTAATACTGCTTTAGAGTGTACCGCAATATCTAATTATGGTCAACTAATTGCAATAGGTATTGACCCTTATGAAACGTATTATAAGAAGCATGAGATACCTGAAGCAACCTATAAAGAACACATGGAAACAGAAGGTAGGATTGTATTCCTAAGAACTGATTCCGGACAACGATATTCATTCCCATTACATTATTTAGTATCTTATCCTATTGGTACAGGTGTGAATTATGTAACCATGGGTATTGGTATTCGTTTAGGTGCTATGCCATTAAATACTAATTTAGATTTGTTAATTGAACAAATTAAAGAATTATGTAATTTAAATGTAGGTGTTGAGATACATGCTGAAGCCATGGCTTTATCTGAAATACACATTATTTCAAATCAAGACCATGAGAGAATCAAGTCAGTAAGAGACACACGTAAGAAAGAACAAACTCCTGCGTTGGCTAAAATTACTGAATTGGCTAAAAAAGATGCAGATAAGGGAGCTAAACTTAAAATAGCTGAAGAGAAAGTAATCGAATTAGTGAATAAAGTCGCTACCTTAGAAGCAGAAATTAAACAATTAAAAGCAAGATAACATACTACTACTAGGATACCATATAGGTATCCTAGTAGTAATTGTTTTTAAGCTAAACCACTTATTTCCCAAGAAACTTCATTTAAAGCACGTACAGTCATTTCTTGATTAAATACTGAAGCACTGAATGCTTCAATAAATTCTGCTACACAAGCTACAGCATTACCTACTTTAGTAACTAACTGTTTAGAGAATCCGTCTTGTTTTGCTAATTCAGACAATTCTTTTACATAGTTCATGGTAGTTTCCACGGAAACCATTAGTTTACGACGATCGATTAAATTAAAATTACCATTAGCTTTACGGGTAATATTAATAGACTCAATTAATTCACCGTTATTTTTAAATACATCACCGTAAGGACGCATAGCGTTGAATTCATTACCTTTACGAATCTTATTAAGAGTGTCTAAATCTTTCTTCAATTCTTTAAGAGCTTTTGCATAAGCCACATCTGAAAAAATAGTAGAATCTTTAATACCGTCTTGTGTAGAAATAATACGACCAATATCAGAACGCAATTGTTCTACTAAACCCATTGTGTTTTTAAATGTTTCAGACATTTTCAAACCATGTGAGGTATAAACAATATAGGTTGTATTCATACCAGCCGGTACAGACACTTGACGGTCAATTAAGTAAGCGTAATTATTACTAAAACCTTTACTGGTTAATTTACGAACTGCTTCTTCATCGACCGAGAGTTGTTTTTGTTCTGTTTCAGTTAGTTTATTCACGCCCAGTCGCAAAGCGTTAAAACCTTTACTAAAAATACCAGTAATCGCTTGAATCAAACCTTCGTTACTTAATTGAATATCTTTCAATTCAGCTACGGAGAGATTGAGTTGTTCAATCGATACTTCTAATGGAACATTCCATTGATTTTTTAATGCATCAAATTTACTCATGTTAAATGACTTTCTTCTTAATTATGGTTAAAAAATAGCTAAATAAATTGTCTCTCCCAATATATTTGAATACATTATATTTAACCCCCCGACAAACAGATTTTCAATAAAGGACATAACATGGCTATTGAAGGTTTCTTTCAAATGGAAGCGAAGACATCACCATATCTTCGCGCAAATATCAATATCGGTTGCTTAATGGATATTCTAACAGGTGCACCTGTATTAGGAGAACATGGGCGTTATATTACAAACGGTGGACATAATGGTTCTGTTGTAATTGTAGGCCCTGGTAACTCATATAAATCCGCTATTGCTGACTATATTAGTCAGATTTGTGCATTCCGTTTACACCGCTATTCTACTGGTCAAAAATACGATACTGAAAACAATGTGTTTATGCCAGGTCTAGAAGCACGTTTACGTCGTATTGTTCGTCCTGACCATGAACCAGATTGGTTCCAATCAGGTCGTTGGATTGTAACTGAATCAGCAATCTATAAAGGCGACGAATGGTTTAAAATGGCAAAAGACTGGATGTACGCTAAGAAAAAAGCAGGTTCTAAAATGATGGTAGAAATCCCTATTCTAGATAGGGAAGGTAAGAAGATTAAAATCTTGTTGCCTACACACATTACATTAGACTCTGCTTCTAAGTTTGAAGGTTCTCAAATTAACGAATTGCGTGATAAGACAGATTTGGGTGATGCAAAACAAAACATGCTTCACATGACTTCTGGTAAGATTAAACGCAATATGATTGATGAATTACCAGACATCTTAGTAGGTACAAACACTTATTTAACAACGACTGTACACTATGGCGAGAAATACCAACTTGACCCATATGCGCCAGTACACCAACCACTCCAACACTTAGACCGTGGTATGCAGTTAAAAGGTGTTCCTAATAACATTAACTATCTTGCCATGACCATGTGGTTGATTCGTGGTGTCGCTAAACTCAACAAATACGATAAAAACCAAATGGACTATCCATTAAAAGGTGTTGGTGTAGACAATAACCCAGATGACTTAAACGTAGTGAGCATGAAGATGTTGCGTTGTAAGACAGGCCCATCAGGTGTTACAGTAAACGTAGTGGTATCGCAGAAGTATGGTGTATTGGAAGAATTGACTAACTTCCACTTCTTGCGTACACATTGTTTCTTTGGCTTAAAAGGCGATATGTCTTTGAATGGTAGCTTTAAAGATTCTTATTGTGTATTGCGTCCTGAAGTGAAACTAGCCCGTACTACAGTTCGTAGTTTGATGGATGAAGATATTCGCCTGGCTCGTGCTATTCAGATTTGTGCTGATATGTTACAAATGAAAGAATACTGGCGTGCCGCTTTAGGTAATATCGATGTTCGTCTCCTTGACCTTACTCCAGAGACACTTTACGAGAAAGTCAAAGAACAAGGGTACGACTGGGATATCTTATTAAATACTCGCCCATGGTACTCTGCTGATGATGATGACCATTGTCAACTAGAACTCTCTACAGTAGATATTATGCGTATTGCGTTAGGTACTTATCATCCATTCTGGTTAGAAGCTGATAAGAAAACCATTAAGAAAAAATATCGTAAAGAGTTTGTTAAATCAATCACCACAATGATTGAAGAATCTTCTAAATAAGGAAATCAAAATGACTGAAATGAATAACACTAATGAAGAACAAGTAATCGAATTGACTAAAGAAACAGCTCAAGAGATTAATGATGAATATGCCAAGATGGCTGGTGAAGAATCAGTAAAGGTAGAAGACACTCTAAATAAAACAGGTTTGAAAGATGAGACATTTGAAGCTCTGATTACTGACCCTAATTTTATTTTAAGTGATTTGAAAAAGCTGATTGACAAACATGGTTATTTCACACTGACTGATTTGTTTAATTTCATGGGCTTTAATATTAATACCCTGAAAGCAGTAATTTACAATAAATCAATTACTGAACAAATCTTCCTCTTGTCTCGTGAACTTCGTCTGTTCTTGTACCGCATTGGTGAATTGTCTGGTAAGAAAGAAGACGGTTATAATACCCGTGAGATTCGTTCACTACTTGGTGAAACCATGACTTCTAAGGAATGGTTAGAGTTGTTGGATACTCAAATTCTTCCTTACATTGGTTACTATGTAGAACACGGTAAGATTGACCGCGAATGGTTTACTCGTGAAGAGAATAAGATTGAATCTCAAGAAGAAGCCACAGCGGCTGTTGTTCGAGAAGCATTTGAAACTAACCGCAAATTAGCTAATGAAATGATGCAAATGAACGAAGAAATTAAAGTTCTGTTTGATGAAGATGGTAATGTACGCGAAGGCGAAGATACTGATAATCTTCAACTAGAACATGGCGAAGAAACTGTTCTTGAAACTAATGACGAAGAAGTCAAAGAAGCTCAAGAACACATCGACCACGCTGGTGAGACAGTAGTGGAAGAAGAGCTAGTACAAGAACAAACACAACAGTAATTAATTAGACATCCTACGTAATCTTATGATTACGTAGGTGTTTATATTGTTATATGTTTTTATAAGGTAGTTCAAAATGAATAATGCCAGAAAAGCAGCGACTGATTTAGCTGTAGAATTTATTGGTAAACTATTACCAAAAACCAATAACGCTGAACTAACTCGGCAGCGTTTAGATAGACTAACAGACAAAGAGTTCGAAGAATTAATGCATTCGTTTAAGAATGAAAAAGATTACTTACAACTATTCTCACCAATTGGTGATGATAATTCCCGTCTGAACATGGACAATTTACATAAAGTAGGACACGAATATGGTATTAGTTTCTACCATAAGATTTGGATGCCAGAAGAGGATGGTAGTTGGGAATTGTCTAATAAAGAAGCCATGATTGTTTATCTTCCTATCCGTGTACAACAACAATTGATTTCTAAAAAGATTTCTATTCCTAAAGACAATAACCATGTCGACTTTTATACTGGTCAAGCAACAGGCCCTATCTCAAAAGGTGCACGTGTATCTTATCCTGAAGTGAATATGCTATTAGCCATGGGTTTAAATAAGACTGTAGAAGAAATGATGCACTTTAGGGGCGGTTCTGAAAAAGGTATGCGTCTATTAGAGCAATCTATTTCTCAAATGGGTAGAGCTTCAGCAGATGCATTAAAACCATATAGTGGTGAAGTAGGTGCAACCTTAATGCTTCACTCTTATTTAACAGCAATGATGTTAAAATCTACTTTATTGCAAAAATAAAAGGAAACCAAAATGGAAGATGTAGATATTGATTTAACCCAAGAACAAAGTGATGTAGAAACTGCATTTAATTTTGCTGTTAGTTATATAGCTAAACTAGAACAAGAGATTAAAGATAGTAATAGTTTTTCTAAAAAGATAGAAAAAGAACTTTATCGTAGTAGCGCTCATGTTTTATCTAGATTTGATGAGGGTAAACATTTACCTTTATTCTTTTCTATTATTACAGATAGTAAGTTATCTTTCTTTATTAATAACCTATTTAAAATAGAAAAGATTCAAGATATCTATCGATATTTTGAATCAGATACAGAAGATACTAATTTATTATCTAATATTTTACAAGACATCTATTGTTACTTTAAGATAAATAACCATGGTTTATACGAAGACATTCAACGTTATACTAGTGGATTGGTTAGAGAACTTAATAAACAAGACATCGCTGAAGATATTGTTAAAAATTATTTAACTAAACCTACTATCTGGATGTTTGTAATCTTATTAACATTTACTAAACTAAATTACAAAGATTGTGTACTATATTATATTCTAGATGAATCTACTTTGAAAGGATAACTAAATGATTAATAAAGAAGTCCAAAAGAAACATGGGTTTCTGGTTAGTCTAGATGAATTATTCGATACTCGATTAGCTGTATTAGAAATGATGGATTTCGAGAAAGCAGATGAACTACAAGTCAGTGGTTTCTTTACACGAGAAAGAGACGACTTCCCAGGTGTAGACTTATACGAATTTCGTAAGCGCTATGCTGAAAGAAACATTGCTGTATTGGCTAACTCTACCATGACTAACCTCATGATTAATCTTCGAGACATCATTGGTTCTTATATCGTAGAGAATACATACGAGAACAAAGAAGCAGAAGTAGATTTAGTACTAAATACTTATCCTTATCAATTAACTAAAGAAGAGTTAAATGACATGGTAACCTGTATTAAACTTCACTTAGGTAATATTGTTCCAGTAAGGGTGATCCATCAACCTCTTAAGAATATTAGTAGCGATTGGTTAGACGATAATGTGGTTTCATTCTATTGTTACGATTGGAACGAATGGCTAACACACCATCATTTAGAGTTTATTAAAAAACGACTAGAGACAGTAGTGATGTTATGTCCACGTATTGCACCATTGTCTAATCAAGAAGGTATTAATCAGGTAAATGAAATTAATAAAGAAATAGAATCTGTTAAAATTATTTCAGAAAAAGATTTAGAGTCAGAAGACTTTAATGAGGATTCATTTGGTGCTATTGAATCTATTTGTAAACATTCTGGATTAAATATATCTTTTGTAGATACTCGTTTATTCTGTCGTATGTTACCAAATGAAGTACCTACACCAACAGAAAAATTTAAGTATTAATTTTCCAATACATGATTTATATGAGAAAGATGTCGGGTTTTTCTCGTCCATGAAAATGAAACAAATTTTCGCCATATTTTTGTTTCATCATGTTAGTTCCTTAGTGATAACATACTACTACTCTACCTGAAAGGGTAGAGTAGTAGATATGTCTTTTATGTTGTTTATTTGTGGTTTATTTTTTAACGAGTGTTAATAGGTTAAAGAAGTAAGCAGATGGAATGCGATATCTGTCTGTAGGCTGACGCGCATCATTGTAATAACTATTCTCTGTTAAAGGCCAGCTCTTATTATACAAACGTGGACGATATTGACAATCCGCAGTTTCTAGAACATAAGTATCACCATCTTTAATAGTAACATATTCTTCGAATTTACCTAATCGTGTCATCATGGGTAATTTAGGTTTATATTCTGTTAAATAGTTATTAGGGATACCACGCATTCTAGGATAAGTAATATCTCTAAATACTTCAGTATTATCTAATAAGACAATAAAAGAATAACTGAGTGTTAGATATTTCTTAATAAAGTCATCCGAATAAACATCCGTTAGAATTAAGTTAGTTTCACCATATTTCTTATCAAATAAAGTATCACCGTAATCTAAGTCATCATTACTTAAATGAATACGTTCTAACAAAGGTACATTCTTTAATTTAACTTTAACAGCACTATCTGAAATACGACTAAATACTTCGTAATCTAAGACATGCATGAAACCACCTAGTATTAGGATAATGGTTTTATCACTACAGTCTTCACCAATGTCAATGACACATTCATGGTATAAACTAACTTTATCATTGAGTTTACTAATCATTTCTTTACGAATAGGGACTTGTTTTAAAGCACCTAGATTCTCAAAGCTAATCACGCCAATACAGTGTTTCTTTCTCTTCTTAATGGTTTTATAACCATCTTCTACCCATAACCCTTTACTGTTAGCATCTGTTTGATGGACATAACCATTGACAGTAAATAAAGTATACTTCTGTAATTCTACTGGATTAACACCTTTTTTAGTAACAAATAAATCATTATAGATATACTTATCACTAAAATCACCATCAGGTAATAATCCTTTTCTAACAGGTACAATTTTAAATCGATTACTCAATGCTTCCTTATAGAGTAAACCAGATTTACTAATCTCAGTACTACCAGGAGTCAGTTTAAAACCTTTCTCACCAATTCTATCCAAGTATCGAAAGAATGTTTCATTAGCTCTTAATTCAGTTTCGTAATCATCTACAGTAATTACACCACTCTTCTTAGTATACTTGTTAAAAAGAGTAGCACGTATAGTGTTATAACGTTTATATAGTTTATCTAAAGGGTATTTCTTTAAATCGACTGGTTCCCACTGTGCTTGAGAGCCAATGACCCTACCCATTGCTGATTTAATTTCATATGCAGCAGCCATGTAAAATCTCCTACATGCCCGAGACAAATATATGAATATTTGCGACAGGCGCATTATAGATTAATAAATAAGTATTAACGGTATTTTTTTATATTCCGTTAGTCGTACTAAAAGTTTCATAAATTCGAGGAATTGATATGGCACAAAATACAAATCCTGTTTATGCATTTGACCCTAACGGGATAAATCAAAACAACATTATCCGGAATGAACGACATACTGTAACCATTAAGAACAATTACGACTTTAACTACATTGTACCAGACTATGCTCCTTTCTTTGTTAATGACTTTAAGATGTATACATTAACACAGCAAGGTGCTAAGAATTACATGGTTGAAGGTGTAGACTACGTATTTGGCTTTAGGTTTATTCAAGCCACTATGCGAGCAGGTAAAGTACTCTATGGTTCAGTACAATTCATTAATCGAAAATTTAGTGGTGATGTTTATTTAGAATACCGTACAGTAGGCGGTATCTGGAACATCGATGCTCAAAAGATTAATCACATTCTATCAGAATGGATGCATAACCCAGTCACTACTTCTTGGGAACAAGTTGCTGACTTACCACAACAATTCCCAGTAATCGAACATACCCATGACATTAATAAAATGCCTGGTATTGAAGAATTGATTGCTGAAGTACGTAAGTTAGGTTCTGCTTCACGTGAATCATTACAAGAATCCATTATTAACCAAGTAAACTTAGCAGTAGGACGTATTACTAAAAATGATATTGGTTTAGGTAATATCCGTAACCTAAGCACATTACCTGCTACTAAATATACTGACCGTAGTGAAGACTATTACGTTACACCTAAATCTGTAGTAGGCATTATTGATAACTACATCAAACCCATGATTGTTGAGCACATCAACGCTCGTGGTAATGTACACCACTTAACTGCTGCTGATATTGGTGCAATCACGACACTAGATTTAAATAACGCATTATCTGGTAAATTAGGTAAAAATGAGAAAGCTGCTGATACCACACTGATGGATGGTCGTAACTCTCAACAACTTAAAAACTGGGTATTGGAAGGCACATCTGGTAATACTATTAAGTTTAATAACTTAACTTATCCGCAGATGATGGAAGATGTGACTAACCGCATTAACTCTTCTATCCAAAGTGCTACTGGTAGTAATAACGAAGCCATTATGCAACGTTTAAATAGTACTACTGTAGGTAATACTCAACGCTTTGGTAATAAAAATCCAGATGAATATGCTACTTGGTTACTGGCTAAAGAAATCAATGCCACTACTTTAAATGGTAAAAACTTAACGACTATTTTAAGTGAAGCTAAAAACAATGTGAATGCAGCACAGTTAAATGGTTCTACTAAAGAACAAATCATTGCTTCTGCTAAACAAAATGTGAATGCGGCTCGATTAGAAGGTAAATCATTATCTGATTTGAAATTTGAATTTCAAAGAGATATTGTTGCCAATAATGTAAGTCCTGCTGTAGTAGATAGAATCACACAAACTGTACGTACTAATATTGCTGGTAACTTAGATGCCGCTACTTTAGGTGGTAAATCTGCTGCTGCGATTATTAACGAAGCGAAAAACAATGTCACTCAAGTAGGTGGTTTAACAGTTGACCAAATCGTGGCTAAGTCTTTACAACAAGCTAATAACAGTGTGAATGCAGGTTCATTTGGTGGTAAAACACCTCAGGCATGGCGTGAAGAGATTCGTCAATCTCACGTGTCTGACTCTGACCAATTAGCAGGTAAATCATTAGCGACTATTAAGACTGAAATTGAAAATGAAAACCGTAATGCTTTTACTAAGAACTTTGTAAACATGGGTACGGGTGTAGACCAATTAGCACCTACAGCTAATACCAATATCTTGAAGATGGGTTGGTCTAATAAGAAACAAGTCATGACCACTGTAGACAGTAAAAACTTAGGTTATCTATACCGATTTGTTAAAGTATTGACTAGTGAAGACTTGAATACACTTAAAGGTGATGAACACTATGGTTTCTATTCTCAAGACGCTAACGTTAACGCGACAACTGCGAAAAACTACCCAGAACAAAGAGCAGGTACACTTTGGGTAATGCCAGGTGCTTACCAAGGTTTACAATTCTATACAGTATTTAATACTGGTAATACTTATTTCCGTACTACTGAATACGATGGTAGTTGGGGTAACTGGATGTTAACCAGTGTATCAGAAAATCGTATTTCTCATTCTACTACAGGTACAGATACGACTAAAGTAGCTTCTGAAAAAGCAGTAGGTGATTTAAAACGTGCTACTGATACTAACCTAGGTACTAAAGTAGGTAAAGAAGGTAATCAAGCAATTAATGGTCAACTGCAAGTAGGTAAACAAAACGAATGGACTAAAATCCTAATGCCATCAGGTAATGGTAATTGGATTTTTGAAACACTTCCTAGTTCTAATGTAACCGCAGCTTCTAAAGTATACCCTCGTTTGAATCTGAAGTATACTGAAGGAAACAATGTCTACGCAGTTCGATTCCCTGAAGTTACTAAAGACGAAACTGTGGTGTATAAGTCTTACTTAGATACTGCAGCTCTACAAGCCATTAACCAAGCTGTGACTAAAGTCTATAACGAAGGTGGAGTATTTAAAAAGAAAATTACCTTGACTCCAAACAATTCCGAAGACTTAGATATCTTAGGTTCTGCTTCTCGTAATAGTGGTTTTAAATTTAAAGAAGACGGTAGTATTTTAACTAAGATTGCTAGTAAAGATAGAGTAATCATTGAACCAGATGGTAGCATGACAATTTATACTGGCACTGGCGCGAGAGTATTGATTGATAACAATGGTAATGTTAAGTCTTTCTCTGCTGATAATAGAATGGTATTTAATTCAGGTGATATGGAAAACACAATTATCAATACGATAAAAGCTTTCCTATTAGACAGTAATTCTAATAAACTTAAAACTGAATTTGTACCTCCTGCTCGCTGGAGTTAATAAGATAAATTACTACGGTGAAATAAATCACCGTAGTAATTTTATCGAATATCTTTGAGTGTTTATATTAAAATAAGGAATTTAGAAATGCCTATTTCACCAGAAATGAAAATTCGGTATGAGTTCGATAAATCAGGACGAAATCCGAATAACTTAGTATCTGAGGAAGGTCATGTACTGAATGACCGAGAAGTTAGAATTATCTCCCCTAGACACGCTCATTTTTATATTGAAAGTGTCGTGATTAAAGATAAGAAAAACAACCAAGTCGTTCCACGTGCTTCTTACTTCTTCGATGATACTTCAGAAACCATTGCAGGGTTAACAGGTTTAGGTGCAGCCTCTACCATTGTCTTAGTAGATAAAACAGTAAGTAAAAATATCTCTGTAACTTACCAAGCAGTAGGTGGACAGTTTACATCCATTGATATCCCTGCATTACAAAATAAATTAAATAGTCTTAATTTAGATAACAGACCAGTATCTTGGTTGAATATTGCGAATAAACCAGATGCCTTCCCACCAGCAGAACACTTCCATCCTATTTGGCAAACTTATGGTTACGAAGGTTTAATCTATGTCATTGAACGTTTGATTAAAGCTACTTTAATCGGTGATGAGGAATCCCATAACGTGATTTGGGAAGCCATTGGTGGATTTGATGCTAAGTTAGAGAAACTAAAAAATAAAGTAGATGTTGATGTCGCTAACTTAATTGGTGATAACAACAATGGTGTTAATGCTAAATTAGAAGAACTAAAACGTAAAATTAATGACGATGTTGTTCAAAAGGTTAATGAATTAAGAACATCTTTAGATAACCACATCAATGCTCGTGGTAATGTCCATGGTTTAACATTGGAGAATATTAAACAATTAGGTGTATATTCTAAACCAGAAATCGATGAGCGTGTTCAGACGTTAAATGGTAGTATCAATGCCCTAAAATGGAATGTGTATACTAAACAACAAGTAGATGCTCTTCTTCCTCCTATTCGTGATTCTATTACGCAATTAGAAGGTGTAGTAAATGCAGATAAGAGAAACTTAGCTGACAATTACTATAACAAACAGAATGTAGATAGTAAAGATACTGCTGTAAAAGATTTTGCTTGGTCTAATAAAGCCATTATGGAAAACATTGTAAGTAAAATGTTATTTGGTAAGTATACACAACCAGGTAAACAAATTACTCGTGAGAATGGTACTAAGGCTAATTTAGCAGAAGATGAAATCAATACAGAGATGAGACGTGTATTTGGTAATACACCCAAACTAGCTAAAGATATTATTCCTATCTCTACAGCGGCTAATAACCAATTGCGTTGGAATGGTGATGGTTTGTACTATGGTAACGTACCAGACGATATCTTTGCTAACGTTTATGTAGACCCAGATGCTGGTTTAGATGAACCTATTACGTTTGAAAATAAACGTGGTACAAAAGAGAAACCTTTAGCGACTATTGGTTATGCTCTAGCACAAGGCCCATCAGATGTACGCCGTACTATCCTTTTAAAAGAAGGTAAGACACACGTTATTGGTAAACGTTTGGTTTCTGTAACAGGTACAACTGCCACATACGAATCTAATCCAGTAAACCACAAAGACGGTAATGATGTTTATTTCAGAGGTGGTAATATTGAGTTTAGACCTTATGGTACGAGAACAGACGAAATTTATGCTAAAGCACGTGCTATTCGCGCTAACTTTAACAACTATGGTGGTGGTTCTGAAGAACGTCAGCAAGAGATGATTGACCTTGGTTGTAAGATTGAGTTTAGAGGTGTTTACATTGGTAATAACATCACAAGGGGTGGTAAAGCATATCCTACCTTTACTCGTTATTGTTTGGCTATTTCTAATAACACCAATTTATCTTTTATTGGTTTAACTATTGTCTATAATACAGACCCTGTAGCCGATGCTAAAGTAAAAGCAGACGAATATGTTTATTCTTCTACTAATATCTTTAACTGGTGGAATACATTCACTATTAACTTCTTAAGTTGTGCATTTAGTACAGGTGAAAGAGCAGCTTACGATAATAAAGGTGGTAAGATGACCATTAATCTGTTCTCACCATCAGTAGCCGCTCAAACATTCTCTTTTGATGATTGTTGGATGACTAAGAGATTCTATACTGGTGAAAACAATGTGATTGAGTTTGCTCATTCTACTAACTCTGCGATTAAGTTTAATCGAATAGATAGAGACATTGTAGGTATGCCTACATTTGTACCAGGTAAAACTTATTACACTGGTTTGAAGATTAAATCAGGTATCTTCTACAATGTTAAAACAAACATTGAACCTACGCAAGAAGAGGAACTCAATACCAATAAAGCAGGTGCACCTAGTGGTACACGTCCTGCTGAAATTGAAGTATTAGGTGATAAAGTATTTGCTGTTTACCATGATGGTAATACTATTCGCCGTATCCAAGTATCTCCTGCACGTTGGGCTGGTTAGACATAAAGTAAATTATACTACACTAGGATATATCCTAGTGTAGTATAATTATTTATCTACTAATTAATTCTGCTTTATAGTAAACTTGTCTTATGATGAGTTTTCTATTTATACTTCTAACTATACCAAGAAAATAGTCTTTATTTCTACCAGTACCCGATGTCCCACCAGCATCTCTAATATTAAATATAAATGTAATTTCGTCACCATTTTTAATATCTAAGTTGGATAGATTATCACGTAGGACTGGAGAGTAATCCCAATTATAATTTAACCTCCATGGTGATTCAATATGCCTTCTGTAATCACCAAATCCAGTACCACTTGTACCAATTAAGACACCATTCCTTCTAACTTCCACTGCATAAGCAATATTTCTAAAATTACCAGTATTAGTTAATGCATGGTAAATACTGTGTATTTTTCGAGTAAAATCTTTTACGATATATTTGAATTTATAAATGGGTTCTCCATATTCATTGACATTCAAATGTTGCTCATCTCTATCATTATAGATAATCTCTCTATTAATGGTGTCTAAAGGTACTGTAGGTAGATTTCCTGTCGAATCAATACCAAAATCGTCACTCCAAATTAATTCATTAATGGTAAAATTAATCCAACTAGCATCACCACTATCACCATGTGTTTTGACTGTGATTTTTAATATAAGATCATCATATCCACTTTCAGTTAATAGAATAGGATTACTAAACATGAATGTATGGTTACCATCACCACCACCTAAACTTCTACCAGGTGCACCGCCAACTATTACACTGGTTCTTTCATTCAGTACGATAATATTACTGAATAGTAATTCGTGTCTATGGTTGCCGCCCCTTCTATCTAATGCAACTGAAAAACCTTTTAAATTTCTTGTTACCTTAGGTAGTTTGAAATATAATCCCTTTTCAGCTTCACCGAAGAAAGTACGAATTTGTACCCTATTGGTACCATATGTTTCATGACTGTCTTCACCTGGTCTACCAAAGTAAGGTTCATTATTGTAATATTTAATATCATTCACTACAGGGTCAGGTAAACGCACTTCGTAGTTCAAAGGATTATTCCTGCTATTATCTACAATCCTAGCAAACCATTTTTTACAAACACCGTTAAAATCATCAGAATTAATAATCTTATTTTTAACTTCATTATAATCGATTAGATTAGAAGGAGTACTACCATTACCAATAGCGTAATGTGTACTTTCCGAAAACACACGATTACCTTTTTTAATAGTAATCTTTAATTTAGATAAAGTACCTAGTTTATTAATGGTTTCGCTAAATGTATTACTTAAGTCACCAATATCGATATCACCTTCTCTATCCTTAAAGTCAGATAATTTTAAATAGTCATGCATACACATGAATCCGTATTCATTACTTAAATAAGCATTACCTAACATATTAACCAAACCAGCATGTAAACCATTATCATGCCAACCACCAAAGTTACCCATAGGTACAAAATAGTAATCACGACTATATTTTGGAATATGGTTAACTCTTTCAATGACTTGTTTATTAAAAATATCTAATACAGATTGTTTAGTAACAGGTTGACCAGCTTTATTGGTAAATTCTTCAATAGTAGTTTCTACAGCCCCAGGAGTCATTACTACATTAGAGCCATCATTATTTCTTAACATCTCTAGAGTCTCTCTAGAGTATTTTCTTGGTAAATGAATTTCAATTGCCATATCTTATTTCCTTATTCAAAAGGTTTATAGGTTATTCTCATACGAATAAATAATAATTACTACGTGTAATACATAGCGTACAATAAGTAAAAACTATGAACCAAACACGTTACACACAACAAAAAGGAATCAAAATGATTGATGTAAAAAATTATTTTATGTGTCCCTCATGTTCAGATCAACATAATCGGACATTTACAGAGGCTCTAGAGTTAGCGATTGAATACGCTGATAAACTAGAGGACTTTGTGTATATTGACGAAGGTGAATATACTTTAGAAAAACAGATTACCATTAGCTCGACTAAAAATAAAGGTTGTAAAGGTATTTTAGGCGCAGGCATGGGTAAGACTAAGATTAAGTTTAACTGGCCACAGACTATTGACTGGGACCCTAGAACAAACTCCACAGATGCTCGTTCACAAGCAGGTATTCTTTTAGAACATGTATCTAAACGTACTGTTGCAAATTTATCTTTAACTTACGAAGGTGAATTCTATCGTAAAGGTGAATCCTACTTTGGTACTATTAACGGTATTTACATGGAACATACAGATGACTGTTTAGTCTCCCAAGTAGAAGTAACAGGCTGTAACCGTGCAGGTGTATTCTTAAATACAGTAGATAAACACGTTATGGATGGTGCGAAAAAACACCATTCACAAGGTATGGATCCTAAACTGATTGGTTTACCTAAAGGTAATAAAATCATTGGTTGTAATTTACACCACAACCGTGTAGCAGGTATTCTATCAGCATGGCAAGAAGACTTAGTAGTACGAGATAACTATCTGAATCATAATGGTCACGCAGCTGACGGTGGTACGGGTTATGGTGTCGCAATGGGTTCTGGTTCGGTTAATATTAACTTCTTAGTAGAGAATAACCATGCTGAAGGTAACTTCCGTAAAGGTTTAGATGTACATGATGCATACTCTGGTAAATTCGTTAATAACCGTGTCATCAATAACCGTTTCCATGGTATTGCTATTGAATCACGTGGCTATCCATCCAATGGTGTAGATGTTATCAATAACTACATCACATTTGATAAAACCTTCCGTTTGGTAGCAGATGATGAAATCCCTGTACGTACCAGCATGGACTATTATCAACAACGTGCAATTCGTATTGAAACTAAACCACAAGATTGGCAACCATGGAAAGGTCAACCTACTCGACCTATTTACAATGTTACAGGTAACGTCATTCGTGGTGTAGAATGGGAAACCGATAAACAACAAGGTATCCACCGTGTTATCGAAATTCGTAATAATGACCAAGACCCAAATGTTATTCCTACTTGGAATATTAAAGACAACGATATTGAAGCAGTAGATGTTTCAGATATTATGTTCTGTATTGCTCCATCTCAAGTAGTCAATGGTTTAGGTAATGTAGTAGTAGAGAATAACCGTTTTGTATCTAAACGTGTACGCTCTGCTCCAGTAACATTCCAAGAAGAGAATACTTCTAAATTACGTGAAAATTCAATTGTATTTAGAAATAATACAATCAGTGTAACTGAACTTAATGTCTACATTAAAGCATTGGTTATTATCTCTACAGATAAGAAACTGACTATTGAGAATAATACTATTGACTTAGTAGATAACTTTAATAAACCACTATTTGATATTACATCAAAAGAGGATTATAAAGACCAAACAAATTGGACTGTAAGTTCTAATGTATTCTCCTCTACAGTAAATGCTGATGTATTTAAACGCATCTTATTGGTTAAAGAGAATAACTGTAAAGTGACTCAAACCGGTAATACTTACTTACAAAAGATTACTGCTGAATTACCAGATAAAACATATTAATGTTTAATACTAATACTACTCTACCCAAAAGGTAGAGTAGTATTAGCTATATTAAAACACAAACAAATGGTGTTCTGAATGACCAGTAGGGCCAGTGATGATTTCACTCACACCTGGTACATTGGTATCTTTCTTACCAATTTCACCGTAGATTGGTTTATGGAAGTTAAAGTAAACAGGAATTTGTTCAATAAAGCAATACTCTACAATACTACCAGATAACCAGTTAGGAACATCTTCACCAATTAAGACACCATCGTAAAGTTCAATAGGTTTAGGTGGTACAGGAAAGTCTTCCAAGTAACCATTCTTTTCATATTCTTGCTGTTTCTCTTCACTCAAAAGCAAGAACTTCTCTTTCCATTCATCCATTTCTTCAGAACGTTTTTTACTTTCTTCAGCACGTGATTTAATACAGCGTGCAGCTTCTTGAACAATATTAAATGCATTAAAGTCAATTTGATTACGGTCAGGTACAGTAATAAAGTTCAACAAACCTTTAATCTTTTCATTAGGTTCATCAACATTCAAGCCATTGACTTGTGTATACTCATGTTTATTAGCAGAGATTGGGAATAACATAATCGTTCCTTTGTGTTAAAAAAATAAATGTATTACATAGTTAATTAAATAATGGAATAAATTAGGTAGAGTGATTTACTCTACCTAATCTACTATTTACCATTTAGTAAATCGTCTACTTCAGCTAATTCCAAACCACTAATATCTGCATAGTCATTTGCAGATACAATAGTTCTACACTTAGGAAAACGATTACAAGAGAAGAAATTACCTCGTTTACCGACACGAATCACCAATTGTCCTTTCTTACAACTAGGACAAGTCGTTCCAGTATTTACTGCTTTAGCCTTTTCAGTACCGTCAATATTGCAACTGTACTTACAAGGATTTTCTTTACGAGCGTAATTTTCACACCCTACGAACTTACGTCCTTTAAAACCTTCTTTAATTAAAAGACGACCATTACACTCAGGACATTTCTTACCTTCAAATACTACTTCTTCTTTCTTAGGACGATTGTTTTCCAAACTCTCTTTAAAACCGCATTTCTTATCTGGACAAGATTTATACTTACCGTATTTACCTTGCATCAGATTAAGATTGTGTTGACCACATTTAGGACATAGTTCAGCCATCTCTTCAATCTTACCAAATACAGACTTAGCTTCTTTAGCGGTTCTTTCTACGACTTGATGGAAAGGATTCCAAAAGTCGTACATAACCTGTTTCCAGTTTAGTTCACCTGAAGCAATCTTATCTAACTGTACGTTTAAGTCAGATGTATAATTATAATCAATGTATTTAGAAAAGTATTGTAACAAGAAATTAATCACTTGTTCACCAATATCGTTTAACATGAATCGTTGTCCATCCATGCTAACGTATGCTCTGTCTTTTAATACACGGATAATATTAGCATAAGTCGAAGGTCGACCAATACCATAGTCTTCAAGTGTTTTGACTAGAGAAGCTTCATTGTATCTGGCAGGTGGTTTAGTCTGGTGTTCTTCACATTTGAAATCGACTACCTCTACTTTATCACGGTATTCCAATTCAGGTAATTTAGTATTCTCTTCCTTATCAGAATCTAAATCTTCACCTTCTTGATAAACAGCTAAGTAACCAGCAAACTTCAATACAGAACCTGAACTTCTAAAACCAAATTCTTTTAAGGTAAAAGAGACAGACAATGTATCAAATAGAGCAGGTTTCATTTGAGAACCTAGGGTACGTTCCCATATTAGCTTGTAGAGCTTGTATTCGTCGTTTCCTAGGCGATTCTTAACGTCGGTAGGGGTAAGGTATATGTCAGTAGGTCGAATGGCTTCGTGAGCCTCCTGGGCGCCTTTAGCGACCTTCCCATATTCAATCACATGTTCAGACATGTATTGTTTATAGTTTTGACGACCAAATGCAAAGATATTACCCAATGCTTCTTGACTTAAAGCAGTAGAGTCAGTACGCATATAGGTAATATAACCATGGTCAGATTTACCATCACCTTCAAACAACTTCTGTGCTGTTTGCATAACACGTGTAGTCGTCCAACCTAACTTACGTACAGCATCTTGTTGTAAAGTAGAAGTACGATAAGGTGCTTTAGGTTTAACTGATTTCTTACCACGTTTTACATCAGAAACCAATAGTTTTTCACCTTTACCAATATACTGAGTAATGGTGTCTTTATAACCCTCTACAACATCTTTAGGAAATGAAGATTCTTCAAAAGACAATTTACCTAAATTAACATCACCTACACGTACTAACTTAGCAGGGAAAGTAATATTATCTTTATTACCAAATACGGTCATTGTCCAATAAGTAGTAGGAACAAACTTACGAATCTCTTGTTCTCTTTCTACAATCAAACGTAATGCAGGAGACTGTACTCGACCTGCTGATAAGCCAGGTGTTAATACTTTCCACAAAAGAGGAGAAACATAAAAACCATATAGGTAATCAGATACAGAACGACCAAAGTGAGAATCTACTTTATTTTGGTCAATAGTACGAGGATTCTTAATAGATTCCAGTACGTGTTTTTCTGTAATCTCGTTAAAAGTCACGCGTTTAAATTCGCAGTTTTTATTGACACCACGAATCAATTCTTTTAAATGCCAGCTAATACCTTCACCTTCTGTATCAGGGTCAGTCGCCAGATAAACAACGTCTGCACTTTTACATTTATTTAAAAGTTCTTTAGTATTCTTAGCATTATTCTTATTTAAGCAAAAGTGTTGTTTAAAACCATTATTAACTTCGATAGCACCTTTATTTTTAATAGAAATATCTAAACCACGTACATGGCCAATAGAAGCCATTACTTGAATATTGAGTGGACGTACAAATTTACCAATTAGTTTTACTTTATTGGGAGACTCCACAATCATGATACTTTTCATGTTGTTGTTCCTTATATAAAAAGTTATTTTTCATATAGATAAAATAACAATGTTAAATATTCTTCATCATTTTAATAATATAGGTTCTAAATTAAATAAAAAATAAATAACACATAAAACTACTAGATACACTACCCATTACAGGTAGTGTATCTGAATAGCTTAATAAACTAATTTGTCTTTAAGGTTTATCTTCAGAGTCTTCTGGTTTGGTAGATTTAATAAGAAGTTCATTTAACTTCTCATCCATCTTTTTACCTATCTTCTTAAGTTCTACAAATCTCTCATCCATTGCTTCACGCATTTCACTTAAAGATTCAGGTCTACCAAGACTATCTTCTTTACTGATAGAGAGTTCAGATAAAAGACATTTGATTAACAACTTACCTTTTTCTCCAGTTTGCTCTAACAATGGTATATAGATAATTAACATTGCGCTAGAGAGCATATTAAAATAGAACATTAGTACAGAATTAAGTCGATAGAAATAGTTTGCTTTCTTTACGCCATTGATGGTATTTTTATACTCAGACATGATGAAACTAAACAAACCAAATGTAAAGATACTAATGATAAACAAAGCAGTCAATTTAATAGGTGCCCAAACATTAACATAGAATAATTGACGATAGTTACTTATACCATGTATTTTTCTCCATGATGAAATACCGGCAATAATACACAATACAGCTAATGCGAATAACTTCTCATCAGTATTAGGTTGACTTTGTTCTGGTAATAACTTAGCAGTCTCACTGTAACAAAACCCCATTACAAATAAGTATAAATTAAACAGAAACACTTTCCATGTTGGTTTATCATCTTCTAACAAGCCAAAGTTAATATAGAACACTTTGGCTGCTGAAAAGATAAATAGCAATCCACCGAATGTATACGATAGCTTAATCAAATCTAGATTTGCAAATAAGCCTGATAATACTTTGTCATTTGAGAATAGGTTAGTAATAAATTCCATCTTGAGAATCTCCGTAGTTAGTTAAATTTGTTTTGATATGCTTGCATTAAAGAACCATGTTCTATCAAGTTTTTAGGTTTACCGATTGTGTTCTCTGGTAAAACTTTAACTTCGTTATATAAGGATAGTATATCTTCCCTTTGGCTAATAATAGTCGAAACATCATTAGCTAATGGTAACATGATATAAGTAAATCCATTACATAATTTAATTAAGAAAAGACTGACAGAATTATTAAAATGAGTATAAGATACCCAGTTAGTAATAATCTCACATTCGCATTTAATGACAGTAGACATACCAAAAGTACAAATATTGAGAATAGCGATAGTAACAATCTTAATAGGTAACAGTACATAAAGGTATAGTACACCTGGATAGAACATCAATGCACCAAATGGGTCTTCTTTAAACTTAGGATCAATAATACGAATTAAACAAAACGTATACATTAAATCACCAAGATTATTTAATAACTCATTATAGAAAGCATTGAAAGGATCACCATCATTCAAACGGATTTCAGCAATATAATCATGAGTTATTTTATACTCAATCATTGTTGCTCTAAATAAACCTAGTGTGAGAAAATGGATAATAGCAATTGTCAGCATCTTTACAGGGACAAATACATAGACGTAAAGGTTATCATGAAAAGACTCTTCTCTATTGTCATCGTTAATTCCTGTCATCTTACGTAAGAAAAGAAATGTTATAACGATAACAATTAACTGGTCTTTGGTTATAGTATAACCTAGATAAATAAACCCTGTAACAAATAGAGCAATAATAAATTTTAGAATAATGAGTACAGATAACGATGGAAACAGGTTAATATTCACTTGTCTATTAACAACTGTAAATCCATTAGATACCATCAAGAGTATCTTAAACATAGAGAATGTGATTGAAATGGCTAATAGACAATACGATATAACCGCTAAGCTATTAACACTAAATAAATTTTCAAACATAAAGTTTCCTTTATAAAGATATATCACATTAATAATATATAGATAAAAAATACTACACTACGCAGGGGGAATCCCCTACGCAGTGCAGCTACTTAATTAATTTACTTTCTCATTTCTTGAGAAATCTCACTAGTGATGAAATTAAATGTTTCATCTTGAATACCAGTAGGCTGTTCTTCAGTGGAAACTTCTACAATATTATTAATGTCTACTTGACCATCATTATTGTAGTTTTTACCATAGTTGTCAAACGATTCTTTAGAGACTTCTTTATCGTCTTTAGCAGGCTCGTCCCAACCAGGTTCTTCACCACTTTTATCACCTTTATCTTCTTCACCAGAGTCCTCTTTACCAGATTCTTCTTCACCTTCAGACTCACTTTCACCTTCATCAGAATCAGATTCTTCAGTATCGGTAGTAGCTTCTTCATCATTACCTTCTTCAGAATCTTCATCAGGCCCTTCGACTTCTTCACGGGCTTCTTTAATTTGTTCACCACGTGTTTCTACTTTCTCGGCTTTATCTTTATCGTCAGTGATGTTATCTACAGATAAAGAAGCCTTAGCGTCTTTCTCTTTATCTGCTTCATCAGCGTCTGGTGTATCTTCTGTATCAGGTTTAGTTTCTACTACTTTATCTGCATCACCTTTTAACTCAGTATTGTTTTGAGCATTGTTGTCATCCAGATAAACATTACCTTTAACAAAGAAACGACTGTTTAATTTATCAGTTTTCTCTTTGTATTCTTCTTCAGAAATTTCAGATAACTCAGGAGGATAAATAATCTCTTCTGTTTTAATAGGGAATTCAGGTACTTTGTCTTTCAAATCTTTTACTTCGATTTCAGCACGTACCCAAGGATAGTAACCACCATTGCCATCAGGAACAGCATCTACTTCCCATTTCAAACCACTACCTTCATCTGTAAAAGTATAGCGGTGTTTAAACATAGAAACAGAAGCCATTACTTTAAATTGAATAAAGTTCTCTTCAGTAGTAGGAACAGTAACTTCAATCTTACCTTCTTTAACATCAGATTTAGTAGTTAATTCGTAACGTACATCACCACTACGTGAAGTTACTTTACGGATACGGATTTTACCACTACTTCTGTTTTCTTCAGTGCGTTCAACAGGGATAATATACTGTTCTTGGATTTCAGCTTTATCCGCTTTTTTAAGTTGAGAGAAATCAAGAATACGGGCATATACAGTATGTTCTTTTTCACGTACTGCTTTACCGACATTCTCAATCTCTTCATTTAGTTTTTGCTCGGTTTCTTGGTCAGCCATCTGTTCAGCAGCTTCTCGAGAAATACTAGCGAAATTTAAATCAAATAAACTCATGAGTTTAATCCTTTTTATTCAACGACTGGTTTACCTGTAAACCAGATATCTGTAATTTTGTTTACTAAAGACATAAAGATTCTCAGTAATTCATTAGTATTAATATCATTCCTAATAATACCAGCAGTAATTACACCGCCAATGACAGCAATAAACAAGAAGAGAAAAGCATAACCTGCCCACCACAGAAAGTTAATTCTAAATTTCTTTACTTCTTGCTCGTAGTCGAGTATTTCATTTACCTTACCAGAACCACAAAGATAACCATAAATCACAATCATTTGTTCTTCAAATGTCATTTTATTAATGGCTTCTTTAATATCCTTACCAGTCATCTCACCAGTTATATCAGGATAATTAGAGTTCTTCTTAGCGATAGTATTATACTCTTCAATCAGACGAGTTAAACCAGTATCGTCTTCTTTTCTATTACTTAATACAAAATCATTACGAATGTTCTTTAGACCCTTAGTAATCATTTCTGAATTTCTAACGGCCATTATCTTCTCCCGTATATTCATCTAAATAACTCGGTTTCTCTCCCGAGCGGATAATTTCGTATAATTTAATTCTTGATTCGTTACTTACTTCACTCTCGTTTTTATATCTCTCTACTTGATTACTATAGCGAGCAATCTTTAAAGTCCTTTCTGCAATAACAGCACAAAGTAAAAAGATAATAAGTAAAGTAAAGAAATAAATCAAGTTATCTTTGTTTTTCTTATATCCTACGCGAATAGATGCTAGGATACCTAAATATAATTTATTTCCCATTTAACCCACCATCTAAGACATATTTCTTATAACCATGATATCCAATCGCACAAGCATCGACAGCGTGTTCATCTAACTCGGTTACAGGATTAACCAACTTCAACTTATCAGCTACTTTTTCTAATGCGATAGTCATATCGTCTTTTTTAGCATTACCTTTAGCACCAATGGCTTTTTTAGCAGTCGGTGGGTCTACTTTAAAGAATGGTATTTGATTATTAAAATCAAACAATGTCTTCTGAATAATGGAAACCAATTCTGTTAATACAGAGAATGCAGAGGGTGTGAATCTACTAAAGAATGGAGATTCGCAAATAACAATAGATGGACGAATGGATTCAAATAATTCCATTAGTTCATTTTCCATTGCAGCAAAGCGTGCGAACCTATCACCATATTGATTACTTGCGTGTTTTGAATATTGAGATAATCCAGTAGCATGTACAGTAAATGCTGTAGTCCTAATAATATCAAAAGTCTTCAAGTTTAATTCGTAGATAGCTACACCCAGACTACTAGAGCCTGGGTCAATAGCCATTAGATTACACACCCAGTCAGAGGTGTCAAAAGTCATGATAAAACCTTAAATGATTTATTGGTTTTGAGAAATATTCCAAATAGGTTCGTTAATACCTAAGTTGAAGATAGATTCAAAACCACCAGTATTCGCACCAAGATATTGAATGGTACGGTTAATGTGGGCGATTTGTGCAGCGATTACTTCTGTAAATTGAGAACGACCAGATGAGGTAACGACTTCTACAGTTTTGTCAATACCAGAGACCAAACCAATTTCAGAAATCACCGCAGTCATTGGGTCACCATGTAGAATATTAAATACGTTATAGATTTCTTCTACGTCTTGTTTACCAAAGTTAACAGGTACTTGAGCTACTGAACGAGCATAAGTAGCTTTCAATACGTTTTCTTCACCTACAGTCAATTCTTGTGGTTGTGGTTTAAGATTACTGTCACGAGGATTGAATTCAGTATTGGTAAAAGAACCATCAGCTTGCTTAGTAATAATTTGCGTAGAAATTTGAGTACGAGTCAAATCTAAGCGTTTTAAATAATAAGCATAGTATTTTACACCTTTGAAGTTTTCTTCACGGCGCAATGCATACTTGGCACGTTCTTGAGGAGTCAAGTCGTTATTAATTTCACGCATAACGAATGGTACCATTTTAAATAGACCAGTATCATCTGCACGGTGTTGGAAAACTTTAGGGAAAGGCAATACATCTTGGTTATTGGTACAGTTTTGCATACTGATACCACCGTAACCAATACAGTAATAACCAATAGTAGGAATAGTAGTAGAAGGAGGGCTTACATTTTGGTTAATTTTAAGATATTCATTCAATGTAGAATTAGGAGTAATGCTATAAGGTAATCCTAACTCACGACGAATTTGGTTTTCGTTACCAATAATGGTACGAACCGATTCAAACACTGTACGCTTATTAGGTACAATAGTAGTTGTTGCCATATTTTATCCTTTTATAATTTAATTGCAAAATTCGTAGGAACATTATTCCGTAGGAACATTATTCCGTAGGAATACCATCCTGTAGGAGCATCATAACTGAGACGACTACATTTCGGTAATCGCCTCAGTCTAACGTTTATTTGTTATAATCCAAACCACGTAAATCTTTATTACGAATATTCCAATCCAGCGCTTCTTTGGCTTTCTTAGTATCTTTATCGTATTCAGACCAATCCAAATTACCACCAAACTGGTCAATGATTTTTCTTTTCATTTCGTTTGGCATATTAATCCAAGATTGCATACCAGGTAGAGCCGGTAAAGATAATGGGTTTTCTAAACCTTCGATAGCATCACCTACCGCCCAGTTATACAAACCAACACGAACAAAGCTATCTGTATTAATACGATTAGCACGAGTTAGATGGTCATCTAATGTCTTAACAGATGGGTCAATATTAAATTCAACAAAAATACGAATACCACCATCATCAGAATGGATACCATTGTCGTCACTGATTTCGTAGATATCTTGTTTACCTATAGTATCATCATCGATAATTTCAGTAGCATAATTACTGAATGCTGAATCAGTAACATGTTTGGTTTTCTTGTTATTACCACCATCAATTCTAAGGCTTCTAAAATTAGTAGCAATTAATGGCGTTTCGTTAATCTCACGAATATAGTGTACAGAATAACTAGACAACTTAGTCATCAAACCAACCATGGCACGATGGGTATTATTCAACGATTTAATATTGATGTTATCTAAACCAGTAATCTTCTTCCAAATATCTGTAGCAATCTTTAACCAGTCTTGTTTTAACATTCCTTTTTCATCAAAAGACAACTGACTAATAAATTGTGGGAATGTTTTTAAACTATCTGTTCTAAAGGATACATTCTCGGTATGGTACATTTGATACACTGTAGCAATCTTATAAGTAGTTGCATCTAAGTGTTCATCTGTTTTAGCTTTATCTAACAAATAATTAAGTTGAGTGAATTGCTCACGTACTTGCTCGTAGAAATCAATCGTATTAATAATAGGATGGATAGGCGAGAAGGTTTCAATTAATTCAGTTAACCATTTATTAGATACTAAAGTCGTATCTGGAATAACAGATTTTAACTCATCTATTGTAGGTCGTTTTTTATTAGGTACTAAACCAATCGTGTAATCAGGAATACAGGGGTCAGTAATACCATTTAACTTATAAACAGCGTAAGTATAAAGCAATAAAGCATTCTTACTATTTAATGGAATCGTCTCACCATTTAAAGGATGAGTAATCGTAATATAAGCTTTATAAGTTTTCTTGTGCGCCATTTCAATCCAGAAGTCTAATAACATATTCGGTAAAATATGTGTTTCTGAATCGGTAAAATCAATGGCTTTAGATTCCAGTATCTTAGTTTTAAGTTCAGAAGACAGAGAAGAACCTAAGAGGTTTTTAGCATCCTTTTCTTCAAACTCACGTTCACGTAAGTTAAATGGTGCTAATGGGTCTTCTTTATCCATCATTTGTTTTAAAGTCAATGTATCAGTAACATTGTCAATATTCTCTAAACCATTTAAAGATACTTTCTCAAACTTAGCAATCGATTCAACATCTTTAACAATATCGTTGTATACCTGGATGACATTATATTCTGCAATAGGTAAACTACGCAGTGTCATGATGTGTTTAATCAACCAACGTTGAGTATGTCTTTGACCAATATAGCGTTCTACCCAACGGATATTTTTATAAAGGATAATAGCTTGTTTAATGGTTAGATGTTCAAGGTAGAAATCTAGAAAACCATGTGAAGCTAAGAAACGACGATAGTGATAAGAATGTGCTTCATTGGTTAAGCAATTCTCCATTCGTATTTCCATAACAGCTTCTAATAGTTTTTGATAAAGAACACCCATGAAGGTAATATTGTAATAAGTATTATCAATATTATATTGTTTTTGATACCATCGCTCTATCATTCCGTATATTCTGTCTTGCAGTCTTTCAATCAACGTATATTCGTTAATCTCTACAAAACGTTTATCGTAAGAAAGAATAGTACCATCTTCAGCATTAATGGCTGTTTCAATATCTACAGGATTTAAGATACCTTTAATTAAGAGTTCTTTATTCGGGTATCTGGCAACAAGCTCCTCGTACTTATGAGTTCCGTAAGAGTACTCTTTACGAGTATTTTTATGTATTTTTAAATTTTCTTTATTGAAAATAATTCTTTCCGTAGTGTCTACAGAAATAACGTAAATAGGTTCGTCTGTTACGTGATATTCACCAGAGATATGTTTATAATATATCCAACTAGATGGGTCATTTTCATCGTATCGATGTAAGGTGCGGTAAAATAATTCATTACTCATGTCCCTAGCATCTTTTGTCGATTTAATAATCATGGTGGATACTAAGGCTAGACACTTATCGATATATACTTTATAGTGATAATCGTATTGATTAATCATATCGAAATTCCTTATATACTTAAAGAGGTAATCAAAAATGAGTGGTAAAAATGACAACGCATTGTTAAATACGTTAAATGAACATTTAAAAGGAAGACCTGTTAAGTTAGATGAAAAAGATATTAAAAGAAATCCAGCCAGTTATTCATTGTTTTCAAAACTTATTCGTAGTCGAAATGAAGAATCATTTAAAAACAATGGTCAGTTAACTGATACTACACCTAGTTTAGATTATCTACTGGGAATGGCTTCAGACAAAGCACAAGATATTGATGACAATGAAGCCATCATGCAGTTGTTGCCAGACTTACAACGTGCTGCTCAAATTTTGATTTCCTATGTTCTTTCACCTACTTATATTACATCAGGTCAAGAATTACAATATCTACCTCCACCTGGATTGTTTACACAAAGTTCAGGTGTACAAATGGTAGATAGAATTAAAAACTATATGGCTACCGGATTTAACTTAGATGGTAGACTATACGACATTATGTATAAGATTCTGTTTACTAAAGGTGCTTACTGTGTTGCAGTTATTCCAGAGTCTAGCTTGGATGAACTGATTAACCCAGAGCTTGCTAAAGAATCATTCTCTTATCAAACCAGTAAACAATCTATTACAGAAATCGATAAACAGCTTGATGATTACATGAGACCATGTGTTGGTTTTGCTGGTAAGAAAACAGAAACTAAAAAAGAACACCTTAATTCACTTTCTACAGAATCTTATTCAATTAACTTTAATAGTGTTGAAGTAACTTCTGGCAATACAGATGGTTCATCACCTACACTTTATCAGACAAATCATTCTACTGCATTTAATAATCCAGTAAATCAATTAGTAGATACAAGAATTAAAGTAGGTGATAAAATTGAATACGAATTTCCTAAAGAGATTTTCGATATTGATGGTGCTAAAAAAGATAAAAAAGATACTGAAATTACATTAAGTAAAGAAGGTAAATGGACTGTTAATCTAAACGGTTCTGGTAATGAGACTTTTATCGAATATACAGATGACTTGAACATGATTCGTTTAGGACATATTCGTAAAGAAGCTACCGATAAACGAATTAAGGGTACACTTGGATTATCTCGAGAATCTTATACTGATAGAACTAATGCTTCTGATAGACAAATCTTAGACAAAGTATTTAAAAACATTGATAGCTTTGTTAATTCAGGTTATGGCGATGACAATAATCTTAAAATATTGAAAAACAATCGTCAGACTTATCGTAAAGATTTGAATGAACCTTTGGTAATTGAATACCCAGTAGAATCAATTATTCCCATTTATAAACCTGGTACTCCTTCTGAACATGTTGGTTATTTAGTATTACACGATGAAGAAGGTGCGCCTTTATCTAAGGTAAAACCTGTTAACTATTATCGTGATTTGAGTAATACATTTAACAGTCGTACCAGTGGTTCTAAAATGGCATCTTCATTAATCCAACAAGGACGTGAGATGTTTGATGGCATGAATTCAATGATTGATGAAGCTCGTCAAATCGAAATGTTATCTCGTATTCATGGTAATGCTATTATTAAAGAGATTATTGAAAGAACACGCCAAGGTGAATATGGTAAAAACCTAGACATTGGTGATTCTACTGAAGCATTTAGGATTATGTTTTATCGTGCATTAGCAGGACAAAGAACACGTGTATTGTTTATGCCTAAAGACATCATGACCTATATGGCTCAGGACTTTGATAATAAAGGTATGGGTCGTTCGTTAATCGATAACATGAAAGTATTGTTATCTTTACGTATTCAATTCATGTTAGCACAAGTACGTGCAGGTATTGCTAATTCTATTCCTGAAACAGTAGCTACCGTTAGAATTGATGAGAAAGACCCAGACCCTAAAAAGACTATTCAAATTGCACAAGCACTTACTTTAAAAACCAGATTAACCGCTGGTCTAATGGTAGGCGCATCGAATGTACAAACGATTGAAGACAGAATCAATCAATCTAATATTCGTCTAGCAATTGAATCAGACCATCCTAAAGTACCAAATATTGGTCACGATATCACAAGAAATACTGCTGATATCCCAGCACCTGATAATGATACTGCTGAATTGATTAATAGATTAGTACAAATGGGTACATTCTTACCTCCAGAGTTAGTCGATAATTCCTACGGGGTAGACTTTGCTCGAGAAGTATTACAACAAAACTTCTTAGTAGGAATGGTAGTCAAACAAATCCAAACCAAACAAAACCCCTACTTTACAGAGTTTGTTAAGAAACTTATCTTAGCTTCTCCTGCATTAAGAACAGAACTCAAAGAGACAGTTAAGTCAAATCTGGATGATATTCTTGATGTATTAAATGAAGCATCTGATGATGAAATTGATAAGAATGCTTTAAGCGATGATTCACTTAGAACAATTATCGAGTATATCACTGATAAATTCATTGCTGGATTGGTAGTTAAATTACCAGAGAAAGCTAATGACAATGATGAGATGATTAACGACCAAATCAGTAAGATGGAAGCTCGTATTGATAAGACACTGGATTATATCTATTCACCTGAATCATTGCCTAATGATGTATTGGGTGAAGAAGCTGCTAACTTTATTGACCAATACCGTGGTTTGATTAAAGCAGAGATTATGCGTAACTTCTTAATTGAATCTGGTTTTGGTACAGAAGTTATGGACTTCATTACCGTGAGTGATGATGGTGTTCAGACTTACGAGAAGAATGCTTCTATGCGTGACTTCGCTATTAAGACTATTAAGAACATGATGGATATGTTCGAGAAGTCTAAAAACATTGTTAAATCTACCGAAGGGTTTATGGAAGGTAATGGACTTAAACCTAGCGAAGGTGGTGGCGGTAGCTACGATAGTGGCGACAGTGGTGATAGTGATGAAGGAGGCGAAGATGATGACTTCGGCTTTGGTGATGAAGGAGGCGAAGGTGGTGAAGATGACTTTAACTTCGACGAAGGTGGTGAAAGTAGCGAAGGCGAAGGTAATCCAAATGATTCCTTAGACGGCGCACCTGACTAAAAAATAAAACCATAAAGGATATCTAGAGTAGAGAGGGAATTCCCTCTC